TTTGCCAAAGTCCGCTGTAAATTTCATATTACCCATTATCTTAACATCGTTTTGCTCAATGTAACCTCTTTTCTTTGCTTTGCATTTTAAAAAGAATATAGTTGACAATGGATTACCTTTTGCAATTTGTTTATGAAGTTGTGATTCCACAAAGTCGATAGCGACGTTTTCTAATTCTCTAACTTTACGTTTAAATTCTTTATCCTTCTTCAACCATTCGTAATAAGTATCACGATGGATTCCAACTTGCTTACAAGCTGTTGTAACTATACCAAGCGACTTTTCCAGTGCTTCAAGTAAATCTCTTTTTTTATTGTCGGTTTTGTCGTTCATTATTTAAATTTATTTTAATTCAAAACTTGCTGTTATTCTTGTTGCATTTCCTTTTTTTCCCATATCATTTTTACCACAATTATGTCTACCAAAATGATGGCAATTCCATTTATTTGATTTTTTTAAAGCATTTATTAAACTTGGTGCTGTTGTATTAATTCTAAATATCCATTTATCTTTTTTAAATAAATAACCTACTTCATTTAAAAATTTAATTCCTATTCCTGCACCTTGATAATCCGGTAAAATTACTAATCTATGTACTCTTTTTTGTCTTTGTAATTTTCCGGGTTGTGGTAATACGCTTAAAAATCCTGCTATTTCATCGTTAACAGTTGCTATAAATACATTTGCAGCGTTATTATGTGAATGACTTAAATAATGGTGTTTAGCAAACATTTTCCAAATTGACTTATCTGTTGTTTGGTATATTTCAAATTTAATTTCTGGTCTATTTTTTTTTTGCCCTTCAAATAATTGAAAGGTCATTGAATCGGTATCAAATATCCAATCAGGTAATAGCCAATCTTTAACATCAAAATGACAAGTAACTGCTATAAATTGTTTATCAGTTTTTCTTATTGCTTTTTGCATTGCAAATGATCCAATTTGAGCAACATTACGATCAACAACACTTGTAAATTCATCAAATACAAATAATTTTTGTTGTTCTAAAATTGCTCTTGCTAAATCAACACGCATTTTTTGACCATTACTTAAAACAGAATAAGGTTTTAACCAACTTGGAGGACTTGAAAAACCTACTGAATTAAATGCAGATGTTATTTGTTCAACACTACATTCTTTTGGCATATCATCTAAAACTGTTTCAGCATTATATTTATATGCAGTAATATAAGCATCTTCAAATAATTGTTTTGCTATAGTAGTTTTTCCAGTTCCGCTTTTTCCTACAATTAAACCTATTTGCCATTTATCAGGTAAATTAATATCACCTTTAAAATGTTCTATTATATTTTCAGATTGTAAATCAAATTTACCAATAACTGATGCCACTCTAAATGTTTTAGTTGGCTTTACTTCTTTTACAATGTCAAAAGTCGGCATTCGTAACCTTGTTCTAAAAGTTTATTATATGTATTTTCTTGATGTTCTTCATCTTTACACAAAATTTCAATTCTATAAAGATTATTTATTGTATCTGATAAATCTTTTAATTCTTTTTCTTCATTTAAAAAATTAGGTATATCAAGTCCCCATTCAACCAGTTGTTCATTATCCCATTCGTTGGCTAACATATCCCAATCCCATTCACCAAATCCTACGTTATCTTTTATGATAAATTCTCGTTGTTGTTCTTCAGTAAGTTCAGATGCTTTAATAACTGGTATTTCTTTTAATCCGGCTTCTTTACAAGCTTTTAATCTCATATTACCTCCGAGTACAATCATATCATCATTTACAACGATTGGTCGAAGTTCAAGCATCTTTGGAAATTCTTTAATAGATTTAACTAATTTATGAAACTTATCATCTTTAATAATTCTTGGATTATTAGGATTGCTTTTAATTTTATTAATACTTAAAAGTTCAGTTTTCATTTAGTTTTCTTTATTGTAAAGGTTTTCTTTTGAGCGTTCATGTTATTACGCCATGTCTCATAGCAAATGGCTGCTGCTTGGCTTTGGTCTTTTCCTTCAGATATAAGTTTACCGATACATTCCGAGATGTATTCATTTTCGGATTGTCCAGATGAAGGTTTAGGTATTGGCATAGTATAAAATTAGTAAATTTATTAATGTTAATAAAATTGTTTAAAACTTTAAAGTAACATCATTCAATATAAAGTGTCATTTAAGTTATTTTTGTATCCGACTACTCGTAAATGAAAACATTAAAAAATACCAAGTCCAGCATTGCCAATCGAAGTTGACACTTCATCGGGTAGTCCTTTGTTGGCTTGGTTATTTTAAATCATGAAAAAATTAAGATTAGCAATGATTGAATGCTTTGAGTTAGCGTTCAAGTATGGAATTTCATCTCACTTATTATGGGATAGGAAAAATCAAAAGTGGATAGTATCAATAATAATTATTCCAAAGGTATACGAATGGTATGATGTTGTTAAATCATTTGAAGTTAAATAGTTATGAGTAAAGATCCTGCATTTTTATTTTATAGTTCTGATTTTCTAACCGGTACAAGTTTTTTGTCAAATGAACAGGTTGGAATGTATATCAGGATATTGTGTTATCAACATCAAAAAGGTCATTTAACTGAAAAAGATATGAGAAAGATATGTAATGGATATGATGAAGATGTGTTTTCAAAGTTTCTGATTGATGCTGATGGTAATTTTTTTAACAAAAGATTGGATGAGGAAATTGTTAAAAGAAAGAATTATTCAGAAAGTCGTAGACAGAACAGAATCAAAAAAGATATGATTAACATATCTTCATCATATGTCAAACATATGGAAAATGAAAATGAAAATGAAAATATAAATAAAAATATAAAGAAGAATAAAAGGGACTTATTTCAAAAACCAACGCTTGATGAGGTTTTAAGTTATTGCAAGGAAAGGAATGGAGGGGTTGATGGACATAAGTTTTTTAACTATTACGAAAGCAATGGGTGGAAAGTTGGAAAAAATACAATGAAGAACTGGAAAGCAGCAGTGCATACATGGGAAAAGAATACGGATCAAAAAGAAATTAAAACAATGAAACCAAATAACTTATTATGATTGAACAAGCAGAACAGATAGTTTTAGGGATTTGTATTACAAACCCATTGGATTCGGTTGTAGCGTTCGAATCACTCAAACCTGAACATTTCTACCTACGAAGCCATGAAATCGTCTATAAAGGGTTACTAAATCGATTTAGGAAGGGTTTGTTTATCGATGTGAATACAATCATTAAAGAAATCAGGTCATCGGGTGACATGAACGAATTGCCCGGAGGTAAGATGTTTATTGCTCAATTATGCAACCTTAACTGCAAAACGATTGACCTCGTTACAAATGTTAAATTGATTTTAGAAGAAAACATGAGAAGGCGGTTGACATTGATTGGAGGTAAAGTATTGAATCAAAGCCAGTCAGAGGTTGCCGATCCTTTTAAGATTATTGCTGACCTCAACAAAGAAATCAATGAAATTATTAACGACATACCAAGTAATAACATTTTTGAACTTAAATATATTAAAGATGTAGTGATATGGGAATTAAAGAAAGCTTTGGAAAATCCTTTAACATTTGGAATACCTACAGGCATAAGCAAATTAGATAGGCAGATAAATGGATGGAACAAAACCGATTTAGTTATCCTTGCAGGTAGACCGGGAATGGGTAAGTCAACTGCAGCGATGAACTTTGCGGTATCTGCTATTTTAAATAATTATCCTGTTGCTTTCTTTAGTTTGGAAATGTCAAAGGAGCAATTAGTAGGAAGGTTAATGAGTATTGTTTCGGATGTCAATAGTCAAGACATTATCATGAAGCGGTTAACTGATTGGCAGATAAAACAATTGGAATTGTCAACGGAAGGATTAAACAATTTACCGCTTTGGATTGATGAGTCGGCAGGATTGAATGTATTTGAGTTTAAAAGCAAAGCAAGAAAGCTTGTCAGAGAAAAAAACATTAAACTAATCATAATTGATTATTTGCAGTTGATGGAAAGCGATGATAAAAGAAAAAGCAGAGAGCAACAGATTAGCGAGATAAGCAGAAACCTTAAGATGATAGCAAAGGAGTTAAATGTAACTATCATCGCATTGAGTCAAATGAGTAGGGATATTGAAAAGCGAGTAGATAAAAAACCTCAACTGTCTGACCTTCGAGAATCGGGAGCAATTGAACAGGATGCAGATATGGTCATATTTTGTTATCGTCCTGACATGATGGGAATGCAAGATTTTGAAATAAACGGAAGGAATGTATCAGCATCTGATTTATTTATTCTTGACATTAAAAAGTTTAGAAATGGTCAGCCGGGAGAAATAGTTACAAAAATAATTCCATCACTTACGAAAATAGTTAACTACGATTATTAAAATGGATGCAAATAAACTAACAGTATCAATAATTAGATTTTTACAAACAAATGGATGCCAAGCAGAAAGAGTAAATAACATTGCTCGAAAGATTGGTGGAAGATTTGTAAAATCAAATATGACAAGAGGCACAGCTGACATTCATGCAATTGTCAAAGGCAAAGCAGTAAAGATTGAAGTAAAGATTGGTAAGGACAGGCAATCTGAATTTCAAAAGCAATATCAAAAAGAAGTTGAAAAAGCTGGTGGTATTTATTACATCGCAAAAGATTTCGATTCGTTTTATGAATGGTATAATAAAAACTTTAAATAATATGAAAGTATTACTTGCCTGTGAAGAAAGTCAAGCAGTAACAATTGAATTCAGAAAATTAGGATTTGAAGCATATAGTTGTGATATTTTAGAATGTTCTGGGGGTTATCCAAAATGGCATATAAAAGGTGATGTTATTGAACAACTTAATAAAGATTGGGATTTAATGATAGCTTTTCCTCCTTGTACACATTTAGCTGTTAGTGGTGCTGCATGGTTTGAAGAGAAAAAAAAAGATGGTAGACAAAAAGAAGGAATAGATTTTTTTATGAAAATTGTAAATGCACCAATTGATAAAATAGCTATTGAAAATCCAATTGGAATAATGAGTAAAATTTACAGAAAACCTGATCAAATAATACAACCTTATTATTTTGGTGATGAAGCACAAAAAACAACTTGTTTGTGGTTAAAAAATTTACCAAAGCTATATCATAATGATAAACCAACTTTATTTAATGATGAAATAACTCATGTTAACAAAGGAGATTTTTATACATGGATTGATAGTAAAACAGGTAAAATAAAAAAACAACCTTTATGGTATGCAAATGCATTTATGAATAATAAGGATAAATCAAAAGTTGGTCATGAACGTTCAAAAACATTTAAGGGTATAGCTAAAGCAATGGCTGAACAATGGGGAAATTATTTAAAAAATAAAATATGAAACAAACAAAAGAATACAAGCAATTCTCAAATAAGGAATATAAGGAGCATTTTAAACGAATGGCTTTAGAAGATGAACGATTGATGGTGCGGAGAATAATTGATGAAATCCCCGCACAAAGTAATGAGAATATCTACAAGATTGCAAAAGCTTTTAAACATAATCATGATGTGTTGGCTGTTATTAATTACGAAATGTATCTCCGTTCTTTTATTTAATTGTTGAAAAATAATTTAAACATATAAAGATGTTTAGTTATATTTGTATTAAATAAATAAAATGGAAACACTTAAAGAAAACAAAGATTATCTCAAAGTAAACGAATACGCATTGACAAAAGACATTTCATTGGTATCTGTTTACAACCGAATTAAAAAAGGTTATATCACAACCAAGATTGAAAATGGAATCATGTACATTGATTTAACTGCTGGAGATAACACTCCTCGTCGTGGAAGAAAACCAAAAACTGCTTGAAATACTTTACTGCTCGAAAGAGTTCAAAGAAATCACAAATAATCTGTGTGTTAAGATAGGTACGCACTATTCTCAAGATTTGCATTCGGAAATAATTTTAAAAATAATAGAGAATGGTGATGACCTTACTGAAATTAAGTCATTGAAGTATTATTTTTTTGCATGGGGTTACAGAGTGGTAAAAGGTTACACAATGTCAAAGAAGTATGGATATAACTTAAATCGTTTAGATGTACCAAAAGAAATAGTTCCGGAAAGCATTAACGAAGATGAATATAATGCAATCTTTGATTATGTCGATAAAGCACTGGAGCCATGTGAAAACGATTCATGGAGTGATGACTATAAAAAAAAGTTATTTAAAATGTATTTAAAGGTCGGTAACTATCGTGATTTGGCTAAAGTAACCAATATACCTTTGAGATCGATTTCAACCACATTAAAGGAGTTTAAAGAAGAATTAAAAATCAAAGTAACGCAATGAAAGTTTTACTAATTGTTACTGGAGATACCGGGTTGCAGTACCACCGACAAATTACTCCGCATAAAGTAATGGCAAGGGTTTGTGGTGATGAGGTTCGTGTAGTTTCAAACTTTGATGCGGTTACTGATTTAGAATTGCAATACTTTGACATAGTACAATTTATTCGGCAAATATCAATTAATGGTCACACAAAGGATGTAATTGACCGATGCCATCGGAATGGATGCAAGGTGGTGTTTGATATTGATGATAACTACGCTTTAAACTCCGATCATGGAATCTTTGTAGAAAAAGCATTGGTAAACCGATGCAAACAATTTAAGATTGATAGAGGCATTCAGTTAAGCGAGCATGAAGCAAAGCAGATACCTTATGGACAATATGTGTCCAATGTTAAAGATGCTATTAAGTATGCTGACCTTGTAACTGTTACAACTGAATCTTTGAGAAACTTTATAGGTCGTGGTGAGATAATTCCTAACTGCATAGATACAACTGAAGAACAATGGCAAACGAAAGCAAAGGAAAGTAATTTAATGCGCTTTGGATGGATTGGTGGACTTTGGCACGAAAAGGATTTACAGCTAATGGATTTATCAATAAGTTATGTTTATTCGGATAAGTCGCTAAAGAATTATCAATTTGTTCTGGGTGGCTTTAATGTTGAACCGCAGATTCAATTTAAGATTGCAGAGTTTCACAAAAACAATCCTGCTTATATGTATGGAAATAATCCATGCTACAAAGCAAGATTAAACGAGATTGAAAACCGAACTCAGTATTTAAGATATGAGGATATTATGTCCGACAACAAACGGATGTTAAGTTCGGAGTATAGAATATCATTGAGCAATTACATAGACAGACAATATGAAACTAAAGAACCATACAAACGAGTATGGGGTAAATCAATAAACGAATACGCTACAATTTATGATGAAATTGATGTTTCACTTGTGCCTCTTCGGAATAGTCAGTTTAACAATTGTAAATCTGAACTTAAGCTTATCGAAGCAGGTACAAAGAAAAAAGCTGTTATTGCTTCTAATTGCTTACCTTATTCACCTTTTCCTGATAATACTATCATTAAGATAGATAATGATAAAAAAGGTTGGTATAAGGCGATTAAAAGGTTTTTAAATAATCCGGAAATGGTTAAGGATTACGCTGAAAGATTAAGCGAGTATGTTGCAGAACATTATGATATAGTTAAATGGTCAAAGGTTCGTCATGATATGTATAATAAATTATGAAAGTAGGAATCGGAATAACAACAACTCCAAATAGACATCATTTATTGCATAAAGCAGTAAATCAAATTCAAACCTATACCAATGATGCAGACATTTACATTCACAATGATGAGAAATTTAAAGGAGTGGCTTATTCAAAAAATATGTGCATTAAGCATCTTAACCATTGTGATTTTGTTTTCTTGTTTGATGATGATTGTTTTCCTACTAATCCAAATTGGGTTAAGTATTGTACGTCTGTTTTTAA